TCCTCTCGGGGGTACTAAATAAAATGGCCCGGTCGTCTATCGGTCAGGACACGTCCCTTTCACGGATGAAAGCGGGGTTCGATTCCCCGTCGGGCTACAACACATTACCTTAGATATACATGGCACATCCGTTACAACACGCAAAGTCTTCGGTAAAAAAGTTCGGAGGAAAACCTGAAGATTATATTCACCTTCATAATTGGTTAGACGAAACCAAAGCGTGGTTTGGACATTCCTTCCACAGAATGTTCCGTCACCACTCTGAAGGAATATTTGAAATGGAGAAGGTCTTCGGTGCCGAGTTCAAAAACAGTGATGGTAAAACCGTTTATACCCGATACGTTGGTGAACAACATGTCAGGGAGGATTGTAATAACTACATCCCTACAGCCAAAGAGTGGATTGATGGACTTACGGCTGAAAAAAAACCTATGTGGATGATCCGTACTATGGAACTAAACATTGAGGATTAGTATTTATAGATATGACACAAAAAGAAAAAACAGTATTCAAAATGATGGCTTCATACGTCCAAAAGATGGGGTGTGACAAAGCCGAGATGATGGGTGACTATTGGGACGACGAACTTTTCAATGACCGATCTTTTAATTGCCAAGGTGGTGGAAGTTTTAAATTCCCATTTGATCCAACTGAAATTATTAACGAATGGATTGATAGTTTGAATTTGTATATTAGATCTTATGAGGATGAAGGTATGAATTCAGTGTGGTTGGAAATCAATCCTAAAGATAATAGTATATCGGTAGTTGTCGGTTTTTCTGAAATTGAAATGGGTGAAGAGCAATTAGTTGTTGAATCATTATCTGATAATTTAAATGTTGAAGAACTAAAAAAACAACTTGAGAAGGAATTCGGTGATTTCAAATTTATTGAAGTTCAATTTAATGGTTATGGTGATTCAGGTAGTTTGGAAGGTATAAAAGTTGACGGTGAAGACTACGGATCAGACCAAATTCCAACTTCATTAGAGAACTTACTTTATGAAATGTTGAGTCAGTTTGGTGGATGGGAAATTGATTCGGGATCTGAAGGATTTTTTGATATTGATTTGGAAAATGACAAGGTTGTATTACACTTCCATTGGAACGAACAAGTTGATAGACCTGAAACACTACACCGAGAAGAAATAGATGGCACTGTATAATTCAAACATTCCGAGCTTCAAAGCTCTTGTTAGAAAATCACATTTTACAAAAAATGTTGAGGATAAGGACATTTTTTTAGACATTTATGTTTTTGCATTACAATCCGTTGATTTCAAGATTCTTACATTCCATGTGATGACTGATGATGGTATGGTAAGAAGTAGAGTACCACTCTCTGAGATCTATACTAAAATACCTGAAAATGATATTCCATTCCATTTCAAACAGTTATGGGATTGTTTTTCCACTAATGTGTCGGTTATTAAATACGATTTTTTGAATTCACACAGAGCCCAAATAGTTCTTCGTGATGGTTCCAAAGTATGGGGGACATATATGTTTACAGTGGATTGGTTTGATAATCCATTTAGTGATGAACCATCTGATTATAAGTGTGGACATATATTCAAATCTGATGACGGGTACTTGTTATGTCAACCAAACAATCGTATATTTTGGAGAGACTCAAATTGGGTGACAAAAAAACTTCCTGAAGATTTGAAACAATTCAAGGTAGATACTGAACTACCTTCAGTGGAAAATTTGTCAGATAGATGGGTTACAGAAGATACTAACAACTTTTATTACGACATCAAAAATGTTTCCGAATAGAAAAGATTTACGAGAGGAAAACCCTTGGGTAAGGGTTGATAAACAAACTTGGGAAATACTCCAAGTTGGTACATTTGAGTTTATCAATAAATCAAAAATGGAAGGTCATACTATGACCCTGTCACTCTACAATCAAATATTGGAGGAGAGATATGATCAAGATACTTTCCAAGTTGCAACAACTATTGAAAATGGAGAGATTTCTAAATAATCTAAGGGGGATCCGACTTTGGGGATTACTCAAATTTGGATTCAAAATTAAAGATAAATCACTTGATAACTTTGAATTAGTCAAGGAGTGGGATTTTACCAAAATAGATTTCCCCACACTATCAAAAGATTTTAGATTTCAACCACCTTGGGGTGAAAAGATAAATAAAACACACAGTTGTCGGTTTGACATGAACAATGTCAAACTTACCTCTGAAGGAATTGAGTTTTGGAATTCAAGAAACAATGATCCCGATACTCCGTACAATACGGGTGGTATTATCTCAAGAAATGCAACGTCTATTCCTTCTTTCGGTAGAATTGAAACTGAGGTGATCATCCCAAGGTATGAAGGTCAATTTCCGGCATTTTGGACCACAGACATAGAAGCGGCTATGCCGGAATTTGATATTTTTGAATATATGTGGGGTGCAGGTGAAAAAGCTACAATTGCTGGAAACATGCACTATGGTACTTCTTACAAGTCAAAAAAATGGAAATTTGAATTACCTTCAAAATATTATATCCCTTCAGAATGTTTTGAAAAACCAATTAAGTTTGTTTGTGAGTTTTATCCTAATAAAACAATTTATTATGTCAATAACATAAAAGTTTGGGAAAGTGTCAGAGGTTACACTCCAAACAACAAACTTGTTTGGTTGAATGGTGGAACACGATATAAGGGTCCTTTGGGAAATGGTCCATGGTTGAGTATGAAATCTACTTATTTGAAGTTCTACAAACTTAAGGACATTTTGCCAGACAAAGTTTGATTTTACTTTTTTTATAAATTTGTTTGGCATATCTTTGCCCCTATGAAAGTTATATTCTTAGATAACGACGGTGTAATCTGTCTTGCCAACAATTGGGGTACTAGAAACAAGAAACGACAAAAAGCGGGTCTTTCTACCAAGGTGCCTCTTAAAGAATTACCTCTTGAGGTGAGGTTTGATAATTTTGACAAAAAGGCGGTCAAAATCCTAAATGAGGTATTAGAAGAAAGTGGTGCTGAACTTGTTGTAAGTTCAGATTGGAGATTTTACGCCACTTTGGAAGAATTGGGTGATTACTATCAGTCTCAAGGAATCTCAAAAAGACCGATTGATACAACTGAGAAGTTTTCAGAAGTATTCCCAAGAGAGTGGAGTGCGCTCAGGTTCAGGGCAGAACTTGAACTTGAACGTTATATGGAAATTAATCGTTGGATTGAAGATCATCCTGAAGTAACTAATTGGGTTGCTGTGGATGATTTGGATATGAGTGTTGAGTTTCTTGCCCCAAGATTCACTAATCAAGATGATGTTGATAAAAAACCTGGATTGACTAATTTTGTTCTAACACCAAAATCTACCGAAGGTATCAAACAAAGTGGTGTCAAAGATAAACTTTTATACTACTTATCATTATGATAGTATATGATAATTTCATCAAAGATTTGGATTTGTTAGATAAGATATCTAATGATGATAATTTTTGGAAACCAGGTTACCGTTGGTGGGACGGTTGGTGGGAGTCCGCAATTGAGGACCTACGTCACCAACTAATCAAAGAGATATGGAGTGAAAATTCACCCCACGAATCAATTACTTGTAAAGGATTTGAGCATTGGATTGGTGATTATAATGGTGAAGAGGATCCACACATGATCTTTGATCTCCCGTGGAGTCTCAAACCTCATTTTGACAAAGATGAAGAACATTACCAAAAGACTAAGAAAATTCTTGGTCCTAAGATGGGAACCGTTTTTTATCCATGTCGTGAGATTGAGGATATGGAAGGTGGTGATCTATGGTATTGGGATTATTATAGTTCCGATTATCTCACACCTGAAGGTATGTTGAGTTATCCCGAAAGGGAACCTGAGGTGATCAAAGCCAAATTCAATAGATTGATTATCTTTGATGCATCCAAACTACACGCAGTATCAAAAGTAACAAAAGGTCGTCGTAGAGCAATTGCCATAAATCTGTGGGATCAGAAACCATTAGAGTTTAGGGATGATAAGTACTGATAGTTTGGTTTGTGGTATATGTGGAAATAAGATCGGTGATCACATATCTACTGAATACATCCTCAATGGTAATCACCTAAGTTGTGAAATTGAAAAAATTAATTTGACAGTATAAGATTTTTTCGTATCTTTGTAGTAATTATTAGAAAGTCATGAAAACACTCGTTTATAATATTAATCAACCACAACACGGAGTCATTTGTCAAAAATGGTTTCAGCGTGGTGTATTATGTTCGGGAGTTTGATGTAAACTAATAAGCCTTTATAAAGCAAAACCCCGAACTCTGAAGAGGATCGGGGTTTTTTGTTTTATACGTACTTTGACATATTGGTAGCCTTGGGGCAGTGGCAGATGAGGTCATTGCGGCGGACTGAAAATCCGTAGGAACAGGTTCGATACCTGTCTGCCCCACAATCGGTCTTACTTCTTAGAGAAGATAGACCAAAGGGTTCCTGCTAATGCGACTGCACCACCAATGAGTTCGTTTAGAAGGGATTCCTCAACAACACCTTGGATCACCAAGATACCACCTACGAAAGTAAGAACGTGTCTTACAATTCCTTGAATTTGTTCTTTTGTCATAACATAAATTTTTATTAGGTTTATTCACTATAAATATCTAACTTTGTCGTCACAAAACAGGCATTTAGCTCAGTTGGTTAGAGCGCCTCTCTGATACGGAGGAAGTCGTAGGTTCGAGTCCTACATTGCCTACAATGATCTCTTAGCTCAGCTGGTAGAGCAATACACTTTTAATGTATGGGTCCCGAGTTCGAATCTCGGAGGGATCACATCCGATGTGTTTACCGAGCTAGGTCGGTTATTTGCACCCTTAGCTCAGTTGGTTCAGAGCATCTCGTTTACACCGAGAGGGTCGGAGGTTCGAATCCTTCAGGGTGTACAAATGGTGGATATAGTTCAGTTGGTTAGAACGTCTGATTGTGGTTCAGAAGGTCGTGGGTTCGAACCCCATTATTCACCCAAAAAGGTCCTGTACCCAAGTGGTTTAAGGGGGTGCTCTGCAAAAGCATTATTCATCAGTTCGAATCTGATCGGGACCTCAACATTACCCCATCGTCTAACGGCAGGACAAGTGGTTTTGGTCCACTTAATGGTAGTTCGAATCTATCTGGGGTAACAAATGCGTCCATAGTGTAATGGTAACATCACGGTCTCCAAAACCGTTGTTCTAGGTTCGAGTCCTAGTGGGCGTGCTAAGAATTAAAAATTCAGAGCTTGCTTGATTCTGATGACAAAGTTATTAACCACGGTCTGACATTCAGATGAAGTTACTAACTGTCCACTGTTTTTGGATAATAATGTTTTGATTGCTAAAATGTTTTTGGTTCCAGCACCTGTTGTGTATAAATAACCACCACAACCACCTACGTTAGTGGGTTGTGCATATGAGTTAATTGTACCGAATGTTGAATCCCAATTACTATGTCCCAACAAAATGTATAAATCACAGTGAGATGGATCACTTGCGTTATATGTCTCTCGGTAAAATGCGTAAGTTGTGAATCCACTTAAATCAGTTCCGTTGTAAATCGTACCACTTGCTAATGTACCACCACCATCAGCACCTGAATTACCTGCGGTTTGGAATCCGATTGGGAATCCATCACCATAAATTAGATTATCACGAGCACCTAAAACTGTGAGTGGTAGATAAGTTGGACTTTGAACACCACTTGTAAATTGTTGGTATCCCAAACTAATATAACCAAAACTTGTGTCCAAATTCACACTTGTCGCCGAGTTTGTGTAATCCACCGCAAATGGATATGTACCTGGGCTGTATCCATCTGTTGAACTATAATAATCGGTGTTGGCGATAACCCATGGTGAACTTATGTTTCCATTATCATACATGTCTCCACCACCATCACTAATTTCATACCCATTACCATCTAACTGATAGTTATAGAAATTAGGATTTCTGAAATCTGGCATGTAGTTTCTAAGGTATTCAGCAATTAATTGAAGATCATTGTAAGGATTACTTGGAACAAAGGAAGTCCAAAAACCATTGTTATTCAACCAAGTTTTGGCATCAGTTCCACCTGTAAATGTTTGTGGGTCCCCTTCTTGTTGTGAAATATAATCGGATAATTCTAAAAAAGATTCTTCAGTTTTGAATTCTGATCTCCAAAAAGTTACGGTACCTATATTTCCTACAGGGGTTGGTTGGTCGCCAGCCGGCACTGATGTACCAATACAATAACCTAATTCTTCATCTGGGCCCTGCCACCATTGTAATCCTCCATAGTTGTTATCATAAGGATTATCCCCTGTTCCGACAGCTATAGTACCGTATTGTTGGGTACCTGAAAGAACTGAACCGGGATTGTATGCAAAAGGTCGTGCAGTCGCCATAGTTTTTTTTTTCTATAAATAGTTGGAAATATTTATTAGTCCCATTTGGATTGATGATAAAGTCATTGTATCTTTGTGGTGTTGAAAGACAAATGATCTTTGAAATGTTGGTGAAAATAGTTGCCGAGGTGGTGGAATGGTAGACACGCTGGTCTTAGGAACCAGTGCCTTGTGTGTGTGGGTTCGAGTCCCACCCTCGGTACAATTTGATGTAGTAGCTCAGGAGGAATGCCCATATGACATTCCCATGGTAGAGCAGAGTCCTGAAAAAACTTGTGCCACGTGGTTCGAACCCCGTCTACATCACAACCTTGGAAGGTGGGTGAGTGGTTAAAACCGGCAGACTGTAAATCTGCTCCCTTACGGGTACGGCGGTTCGAATCCGTCCCTTCCAACAAAATGGAAAACTCCTTACAGAAGACAGATTAGCACTGTTGAAAGGAACCTTGGCTTATGGGAGTAATTACCTAATAAGTGTAAAATGACCCAAGGTACTCTGTGATGGACCCTGCTCTATGGTGCACTCATAACAGGTGGACAGTAAATTATGTCCTGTCAAATCTACAACTACGGTGATCGTAGAAGGAGGGTTTCCATTTTATTATAGTCAGGTGGCAATTGGTGTCACAGGTGCTTCGGGGCCTGTATCACGCTCCCTGTAGTGGGGGGTACAGGTTCGAATCCTGTCCTGACTTCAAAGAACAAATCAGTTAGGTGACGTATACATCCTAACACTCAACACGAACTAAGGTGTACCTGCAGGGCATCAATAAAATCGTCTGATGCAGAGTCCGAGTTGAGGATTTGTTTTATTATTGTCAGAGTGGCGGAATAGGTAGACGCGCACGACTCAAACTCGTGTACTCCGGTGTGTGGGTTCGATTCCCACCTCTGATACTTATATATAAGGGCTGTTAGCTCAGCTGGCTAGAGCACCTGCTTTGCACGCAGGGGGTCAACGGTTCGAATCCGTTACGGTCCACAATAAAAACTTGCATGCCATGCATTCTCCCTTAGCTCAGTCGGTTAGAGCATTTGACTGTTAATCAAAGGGTCCTTGGTTCGAGTCCAAGAGGGAGAGCAGTATAGTCGGGTGGCTGAATTGAAAAAGGCACATCCTTTTTGGGTGGAGAACGTGAAGACCTATTAGGGGTTGTTCTCAACTGTAGGTGGGATTCCTACCCCGACTATCGTGTGGGTTGGTAGTAAGAAGCGTAGGTCAACGGTATGGGAGAGCATATCGCAAGGGTACACACTAAGGATAGGTCGTTTGTTTTGGAACTCACGTCTGATTTTATGATAAGACCCGTCTCTCTGAGGGTGTGTGAAGCCGAATTCGTGAGTGAGGTTAGATTCCTGATAAAGTTGATCACTACCAACCTTTTTTTATTTCACCAATGTTTTCCAAGAATCTCGGTGATAACCTCCAAGTTCAAACTCGGATTGTTTTTGATTGTACACAATATCTGCGAGTTCTTGATTGTAAAATTCATAATAAGGTTTTGTCAATTCCTTTGGACGATCTTTCCTCCAAGGTAGGTTACCCAAACCAAAGATCGAAAGTTCGTCGTGTAACTCCAATTCGTTTTCCTTAATGTAAGAAATTTTGAGTAAATCTTCCAATAGAGATTCGTATTTTACAAGATTGTAATTCGTAATGTTTTGTGAATTCAACACCCCCGATGGATTTTTAAAGTCATTATCTCTGATGTCGGTCAAGTAATCGTGTGAGTGGTAGACACTGTTTGAAAATTCAATAAAGTTTTTTGTGTTGTAATTTTTTTCGTTATTGAGTAACCAATAGGATACTGCACGTGAATATGGATTTCTGATTAAAATGTTCAAATCCCAATTTGGATCTTTGATTGTCAGTGTGTGATGTCCATCATGATCAATGAATTCCAAACGTTCAAGAATTTGTTTTACCATTCTGCTGGCGGTTCTTGGGGGTAACCACCATTGAGATTTATATTTTTCTGAATAATACATCACGATAATATAAGTTTTTTTTGGTTATTTGGAAAGATTGTTATATATTTGTAGTAAACAAATTAAAACTCATGGCAAAATATAAACTACTTGTGAACGGTTTGGGACTTGATGGTTCCGCTCACGTTCTTACTGACGCAGAAGTTCAAACGATTCTTTCTCACAAAGAAAAGGAAGGTCATAAAACTTTGGACGAAATGTACATGGATCTTCCCGAGATTTTGGAAGATTATGATCATTACATGACAAACTATTGGGTTACCACAACTGCAATTGGTTCAGAAAGTCTTCATTTCGTTTTAGTGAATGAAAACGACGAAGTTGTTTGGGATGCAAAATCTGAAGAGTTGGATCGTTTTATGGATAAGTTTGAATATCCTGACAATGAAGACCAACATGAAAAAGAGATTGATGCTTTTCCCCACGAAGGGAAGGAGAATATCCTACTTGTTTACGAAACCATCAAAGGTACTATGTTCGGGTTTGACATTGAGTCTGACGAGGAACCCAAACCCACGGATTTTGCGGTAAATTTCCAGACTATGGAGACTCCTGACTACGAAGAGTCGTTGGTGTCAAAGATGTTCTTCAAAGGTCAAGAGTTGGAACGCAACTACGATGAGGAGACTTACCGTGGTAAGAACCTTACTGTTGAATTGTTCACCATGGATGACATTGATTCCGATAATGATTGGGATGAGGACGAAGAAGAATAATTTATAAACAACATAAACACCATGGGAACTAACTACTACCGTGTACCGAAGAGTCACGAAATGATCAAGAGGGAGCAAAAACTCCGTATGAGAATTGACGCTATGGATACCATAAATCCTGGTCAGATCGAACGTGGATTCCGTTCAATCTCGGTTGGTGAGTGGGATTCTATTTCTCCATGGGAGGAGTTCTTGGATGGAACCAAAGTTCATTTGGGTAAGCGAAGTTCTGGTTGGAAATTTCTTTGGAATTGGAATGATTCAAAATACTACAAGAACAAACAAGAACTTTTTGAGTTTATCCGAAGTGGTCGTGTGGTGAATGAGTATGGTGACCAGATGGATCAAGAGGAGTTTATCCAAATGGCTCTTCAGTGGGGTCAAGAGGATGGATGGGATATTGAAACATATTACAAGGAAAATCCTTCGCACCGTATTAGTTTTATTCACGAAAAAAAACACGAGGAGTATCTCGATGGACTACGTGTCTCAACCTCAACGGAGTTTTGTTAGTTGTTATTTATCGTGACGGGGATTTAGGTCCCCGTTTTTCATGGCAAGGTAGTTCAGTCGGCTAGAACATCGGATTCATAACCCGAAGGTCGGGAGTTCGATTCTCCCCCTTGCTACAATTCGGATCACAATAAATCAATAATTGGCTCAGAAATTGATATCTTTGAGCCACAAATCAAATAAACTTGACCCATAATGAAAATCGATAGGAAAAAACTCGAATGGTTCATCAAAAACATCCGAACACACTTGGAAGGTAAGGAACTCACCGATGAACAATTGGTGGACGAACTTGCTACATACATGGAGAGAAATCCAAGGTGTATTGATATTCATGGAGTAAGTGATCCAGGTCGGTTCTATTACTCAACCGTTGGATATGGGGTATTTTCTCTGTTTGGAGAAAAATACCGAATGGGAAGAATTGAAATCTTTGATAGTCAAGATGAATCGGGGTATGCGGTTGATGAGGGTATTTACACAATGCCGTTCGTAGCTGCTAATCAATTTGAAGACTTCATGGATTCACTTGAGACCGATTTACCGATTCATATCTCAATCGGATCTCATGAGTGGTGTGAAAAAGAGTGTGCCAAGTCTCTCGGATTTGAAAACTCCGATGAGATGAGGGATCCTGAAAAAATCAAAGAGTTCCAGAAAAAGAAAAACGATGAATACGCCGTGGAACGTGGATTCAAAGATTTTGATGACTTGTGGGCAAATAGTAAATTCGGTGGGAAATCACCAAAACATTTAGAAGAAAATGAAAACAGTTGAAGAAATTGAAAAAGAAGTTAGTGGATTCTTGATGAAGAATCACAATGAACTTGGTTTAGGTGAATTTGATTTTATCTACAACGAAGAAGTTATGGAACACGTTCACAATATGTGTGTGAGTATTTTGTGTACCAAATATGGTGTTGGTTACCCTGGTGGAGGTTTTGTTCAGGCTGTTGTCAACAACGACTTGATGGGATCTTTTGGTCGGGCGGATCACATCAATAAAAAGTACATTGGTCTATATGTAAAACTTTTATACAACTACTAATGAAAGTCTATAACGTAATTGCATACCTTCACGGTGATGTGAATCAACACTCCTATCCTGTGGGTGTTTTTGGTACACAAATGATTGCTGAAATGGTTGCCCATGAAGAATCACTTGAACGTGGTGGTAAGTATAATATAAAAGTTTACGAAATGTCTTTTGATGAAACTTATTATTCATTTGATCCAATTGTAGTTTACGAAACCGAATCAAAATAATCAACAAAATGGTGTCGCTCTAAGGAGAGGAAACTCAGGACATCTCAGCTTAAGGTGGTAGGTATAAGGCAACAAATTTATAATGATTAGTTATAAGTCCTGATCCTTATATCGGTTGAACCACCGAGGATGCAACCCAAAACAGTCCATGACGGTGAGCTGGTCGGACAAGGTGGGGGCCAATAGACTAATGACACTATCATCAAAACTTGCATTTTTTACAAGTTTGGATGTTACAGAATCCTGGTTATACTTTGTTGATTGAACGCCCCCTTAGGCTAATGGATAAACCACTTCACTACGGATGAAGTTTTGGGAGTTCGAATCTCTCAGGGGGTACAAAATAATATTTGGTAGTTATAAATTTTTGTAGTATCTTTGAAGTATCAAAACGAAAAAACATGTACACAGTAGATAAAGAAAAAGAACAAGGTGCTTTAGTTCATACCGTTGAGACTCGTGAGTACCACCTGAAAACTCAAGAAGGTCTTGAATTCACCGTACGAATTGAAGATTGTTGGGATTGGACAAATTACTTTACCGATCTGACTGAAGATGGTACCGCAGTTGACACAATGCGTCAAGTGTGGGACAACGAACCACTCTACGACTTCTTGATGGAAGTTGATTGGGATCAAGAATAGATTTGGAAATAAAATATATTTTCATATATTTGTAGTATAGCGGGGTAGAGCAGAGGTTAGCTTACAAGGCTCATAACCTTGGGGTCGGGGGTTCGAATCCCTCCCCCGCAACTAGTGGATCCTTCAGTTGAAGGAAACCAATCCAAATACGTCCCACAAGATTGGAAACGTATTTGGATTTGCGAAAGTAGCTCAGTTGGTAGAGCGTCTGCTTGCCAAGCAGAAGGCCGGGGGTTCGAATCCCCTCTTTCGCTCAAAGAGTCGTGTAGCTCAGTGGTAGAGCAGTCCCTTTTTGGGATGTGACGCGATAGGTTCAATTCCTGCCACGACTCTTTATTTTTGGTGCGGTAGTTCAGTTGGTCAGAATACAGGCCTGTCACGCCTGGGGTCGCGGGTTCGAGCCCCGTCCGCACCGCCAAAATAAATAAAATCAAAAGTCATGAAAGCAGTTTTAGAGTTTAATTTACCCGAAGATGATCACGAGTTCGAAATGGCAACAAGTGGTTCTAAGTTCCACTCTGTATTGTGGGATATGGATCAGTATCTTCGTGCTAAGATCAAGTACGCACCTGATGATATGAGTGATGATACTTTACAAGCTTTTGAACAATGTCGTAGTCAACTACACGAATTCATGGGTAGTTATAACGTTTCATTTGACTAAAGAGAAATCTATAGTATAATTTAAACTCATAGGGATGTAGCGCAGATGGTAGCGCACCTGGTTTGGGACCAGGGGGTCGCAGGTTCGAGCCCTGTCATCCCTACAACTTTTCTAAGTTTGTAATGTCTAATCTGAAGTTTGTACACATTCCTAAAACAGGGGGAACCTCAATTGAAAATGCCGCCAAAGAACTCGGTATAAATTGGGGTAAGTACGAAAGACAAAACAAATATCTAATCCACGGAATAAATAAATGGCACACACCCCAACGTATTGAGGGTATTGTTTTCTGTGTTGTTAGAAATCCATATGATAGAATCTTATCAAATTTTCGTCACGTACATCCTGTCAACCAATATCACGTAGATAAACTCAACGAGTGGATCCCACAGATTTTATCACAGGCCAAAGACAATCCGTATCTAAGAGACGCTCATTTCTTACCTCAATCTGAATTTGCCCAACATTGTGATATTCACCTTTTGTATAATGATTTACAAAGAGAGTTGGATTGGGTTTGTGAACTTCATGGTGTACCAAACATGGTTTTGCCACATCATTACTGAGGACCTGAACAGGATGTCAAACGAGAAGGTAGAGAATACTATAAATTTGTGATTGAAGATATTACTTCAGAAAACCAAAAACTTATCAAGGAATTCTATGAAAAGGATTTTGAATTATATGAAAAGGTTTTCCAAGAATGGTTGAAAAGACACGTTTGACACCAATCAATAATCTATTATATTTTAAATAAAAAATGCCGTACGTAGTATTCAAAGAAGGAAACCTGTTAGGTAAACAAATGACCATTTTGGTAAACGATAGTGAAGGAATTCCTATGGAGTTTGATACATTTGAGGGTGCACAGAAAATCGCCACACTCTTTGAAACCAACTCCACCCAAGGAAACAAATATTATGTAAGAGAGATCAAGTCATGAACATAGATTTGTCAAACCAAAAGTATAATAAATTCAAGGGTACATCTCCTGAGGGTTTTGTTTTGGTTCCATACGAGATGTTGGAGGAACTCAAAAATTTTGAAACTTGGGTTGAATTCAAGAACTCTGATCTTGGATGGATGGAGAGAAAATCTGCGGAAATTTATTCAACAAGAAATCAAGAATGAACTCAAAACCGACTTGTGTAATTTGTGGTAAGAAAGCCGTCCATAAAATAACGCCAGGTTATGAGGAAGGTTTTATGTACTCTTGTGATGATGAGTTTTGTAAACACTCAATCAAGATTCAGTTACAAGGGGCGATCAAAAATCAAAATTGAAATGAAACGTAAGATCAAGGAACTTGATTTACATGGAGTTCCACACTCGGAGGTTGAAATGTTTTTGGAGAACTTCTTTTTTGTAGGAAACATCGCTCAGGGTACCGTCATCACAGGAAATTCAAAAGAAATGAAGAATATTGTTTTGAGTTGGTTAGATCAAAATGATTTCTATTATTATGTTCCCACGGGTAATTTGGGACGTATTGAAGTTCAGGATAATCTTTTGTAAAAAAGTATTTGACAGAATATATATTTTATGTATATTTGTATACTCAAAGGCTTGAGTAATTCAGTTGGTAGAATGGCTGATTTGTAATCAGCTCGTCGGGGGTTCGAGTCCCTCCTCAAGCTCAAAATTTATAAACATCATTTTAAATGAGTAAATTTGATTGGCGACACGCAGACCTTGAAGGTGATGAAAAACCTAAAGGTCGTAATGTCAAAAAAGAAATGAAACAACCTAAGTTGACAAATAAAAAAAATAAAGGGAAGAACAAAGAGTAATGGAAACTCACCCAACTGATAAGAATTTGGATAATCTGAAAGCTATGCTGATGATGACAGATGAGTTGGGTGCCCTGAAAGAAGAGTTGTCAACTGAAATCACACTTGATGAACGAATACCTGAGAACAATTCTGTGTTCAATTGTCCATGGGACAATCAACACGGAGATGTTACCTATTTCCGCTAAGAAATTCAGACGGATAGCTCAGGGGTGAGAGCAGGATGCTTATACCATCAAGGTCGTGGGTTCGATTCCCATTCCGTCTACCAATAAGTAATTTTGATAATTAACAAATTTTTTGTATCTTTGTCCCATGGAACACAAGAAACTTTCTTTTTGGGGAAAACTTAAACTTTTTTGGAAGCATGAATATCGTTATTACCCACGAAACTTCGTCCGTGGCGTTAGAAACCTAATCAAATGGGGTCCGGTAATTTGGAAGGACCGTGATTGGGATGACACTTTTTTGTTCGAGATTATCAAATTCAAAATCTCTAAGATGTCGGAATCTCACGGTAAAATATTTCCTCACATGGGGTCGGAGAGAAACGTCGAAATTATGAAGACGGTTGTTCGATTGATTGAGAAATTTCAATCAGAGGAGTATCTACATGAGTATTTTACCTATGTTGATGATGAATATACATTCGTAAAAATCGAAGGGACGGACTATTTTGAGGTAAAAACGAAAAATCTTCGTGATGACTTGGATCTATATTTTGCAAAGTATCCCTCCCTAAAAAGACGGGCTATCAATCACAAAATCTACAAAGAAAATCCAAGTTCAGTAAGTTTGGCGATGGCTATGGGATTTGTGCAGCACGAACGAGCAAAACGACTTATCTTTGACCTACTGAACCGTCATGTAGACAAGTGGTGGGAATGAAATAAAAAAGGGCCCATAGCTCAGCGGTAAGAGCAGTTGACTCATAATCAATTGGTCGGGGGTTCAAATCCCTCTGGGCCCACAAAACATTTGGAATATTTATAAATTATGAAAGAAGAAACAAAAATGTACCGTCCCAAAGGTGATCGTGTGGTTGGTGGGGTGTGTAGTGGTATTGCGTATGACATGAATGTAGATCCACTTATTTTTCGTGTCATAGCTTTTTGCTTGATTTTTTCACCTGTACCTATAATTTTGATTTATATTCTTCTTTGGCTTTTGATTCCAGGAGAAAAAGACGAATAATCTACCAAGCGGAAGTAGCTCAGTTGGTAGAGCATCAGCCTTCCAAGCTGAGGGTCGCGAGTTCGAATCTCGTTTTCCGCTCCAATTATGATAAAAGATTTATCTGTTTATCGACATTTAGCTAAGACAATTTCTTGGCGTATAGTGGGGACCATAGATACTATGGTCCTCGGTTTTTTGGTGACAGGTGATTTCAAAATGGCACTTACCCTCGGCGGGTTAGAAGTTTTTTCTAAAATGATTTTGTATTTCATCCACGAAAGAGTGTGGTATAAGATCAATTTTGGTATCAAAAATAGACAAGAATAGTCTTAAATGTAATCTTTGACTGTATTTATAGTTTATATAAAATAACTGATGGATTTCACAACAATTTTGACGACCTTAATTACAGCTCTGTCTTCAGTATTTGTAGCACTTATCTCGGCAGGTTTTTTTAGAAGGTGGCAAGACAAGAACAAAGAAAAAAAGAGTCGTCAACAACTAATGGCTCAAATTCAGAAAGATGAGTTGATTCATTTTACACTAAGGGAGATAAGAAGAAAATATAATGCGGATCGTGTTTATATAACGCAGTTTCATAATGGAGGAAGTTTTTATACAAACGCTCCGATGCAGAAAGCATCCGTTACCTATGAACGTAATTCAGATGGTTTAGAGAGGATCTCCGATAGGTTTCAGAACGTTTTGGTGTCCAACTACAATTGGATTATCACTGAGACCTTGGCAAACAGAATGTTCTATAATGACATTGATCACCAAATGAATGATCTTCCATCGAAAAGTTTGCTCAAAGCATATGGTAATTATGCCCACGCGATGTGTCCCATATTTGATGACTCCAAAAATTTAATTGCTACATTATCACTCTCGTGGGTGTTTTCTGATATTGCCGATGGATGGATCTCTGAAGGAATGTTTACATCAGAATTCAAACAAGAAATGTATGAGGATTCAAACTCATTGAAAAACTATCTCCTATGATTGATTTTTGGGATATAACTTTTGATGATGAGACCTTGGCGGACAACGAGGATTTTATTGAGGGAATCCTGAAATTGGGTTTTGAAAAGGTAAATGACGTTCTGTATGTAAAGGAGATCATCAACAACTATGGAAATAAGGTAAAAGACGGGATCTTAATAGACCTCAAAGAAAAAAAATTGGTGTATTATCCTGAACCTGAATGTTCCATCAAGATTGATTTGGAAGATGGTGACGTAGAAAAAGTAGATAATTTTCTCCGAAACAACATTATTTGATATTTATAGTCATGAAAATTCAGTATCCATTACTTGGTAAGTCATATGAAGGGTTGGGAAAAAACCAATCTTGGGGTCAAAGGTGGGGTAGAAAACACAAGGGTGTGGATCTATCTGCGGACTCTGGAACAAGAGTTGTCAGTGTTTTGGACGGTAAGGTAATAAAAGCTGGTAATTTCAATGACAACTACGGAGGACAAGTTTTAATCCAACACGATACTCCAGATGGAACGTACTACTCAAGATACGCACACCTTAGAAAATGGTATGTAAGACCTAACCAAAAAGTTTCTCAAGGAGAAAAAATTGGTGAAAGTGGTGGTGAAAAAGGGGATCCAAATGCTGGTAGATCAACTGGTCCACATTTACACTTTGAGTTTTTGGATAAAGGTCAAAACGATTTGGATCCAGCACCATTTTTGGCGGGAGCTGGTGCTGCAGCGGTAGTTGCTGACACTTCTGATGATGAAAATGATGATGAAAATGATGAGGATAAACCAAAGGATAAACCAAGTGGAAAGGTAAAACCACAAAAAACTACAGGAAATCTTGTGGCAAAAATCGTAGGGACAGCGGCACCATTTGCGGCGTTAGCTGCAGTTCCAGGTTTGACACTTCCTGAAGGTGAAGAAGAAAAACAGAACTTGGTTGAGGAAATTGAAAGGATAAAACAATTGTTAAAGTAATATATTTATTGTTATGAAAGATCTGAAAAAAGCGCTTAGAGAAGGTTTACTTCAATACGTAAACGAAGCCGAAAAAAAGAAAGAAGATGTTATGGTTCCACAAGGTTGTTTCGGTGGCCCAAAACACGGTATCGGTGCATTGGTAACAATCGTTGAACTTCTGATGAGAGAAAAAGATGACGATGGATCAAGAGCCGTAAATGATCTGAAACAATTCTTGAAAGGGAGTAGTAAGGTGGATCCAAAAGTAGTGGTTCAGATTCTTAGAAAACACAACAAACCACAGTTTATAAGTTTTACAGGATGTTTGTAAAATAAAAAACCCCTCCCGAAAGAGGGGTTCTTTTTTTGGTGGAGGTGGCGGGAATCGAACCCGCGTCTTGCTCAGTTTACCCATAAAGGACTACATGCTTAGGTCAGGGTTTTTCACACCCTCCGAACTATTTGGTTTCTATTTTGCCATCGTCACCAACAACTGTGGGGTGTTCACTCAAATCGGTAGAACACCAAACATGACCTCCATTCCTTTTAAGGTAGAAACCACACCGTAGGGACTTCTGTTTCTAGGTTACATGTCCACCGACCCATTGTTGCTGAAGCCTTAGGCTACAGTAACTTCCTCAGCTTGGATAAGACCCAAAGCCTCGAGTGTTGCGAAAGTTTCGCCGTTTGATTTTTGCCCCCGTAGATTAAAGTGATAGGAAACTTCTCACTGCATGCCCCGTATGATTAACCCTGCCAATCAATACCGGTCACCCCCATAATTCAAAGAACACTACAAATATAAATACTTTTTTTTGAATGACAAACTATTTATATAGTAAAAATTTGTGTGAAAAGGGTTATACGGTTATCTGAATTAGATTTAGAAAATATTGTAAGACGAGTAATTTCGGAACAGAATGGTTTTGAGGTTATCAAAGGTACTACGTCTTCAGAACCAATCAGAGGTAATGCGTTAAGTAATTACGGGTTGCCTGTTAACGAAAAAAACTCAAATAGTGTTTGGGAGATTGTTGGTTGGGGAGATTCTATTTTACCTACTTTCACTAAAACCAAAAATTTATCATTGTTCAAACCTGTTGAAAGGGGAAATGAACCACAAGATTTCATTGAATTTTATGTCTATAAAACAACTAAAGACGGTGATTATAGAAAATTGAGATTGGATGAAAAGGGAACCCTAAAGGCTAACATTTTCTATAAGGAAAATAATGTTTTGTGGAAGGTCTTGAAAGTTAGAGGATCGGGTAACGGTTTATTGGCTTTGGGACGAGCACTCAAGACGGATTCGACACCGAATTTTCCAAATCAAATTATTATTACGATGGGTTCTGACACTCGTGAAAGTGGTATGTTGAATTGGAATCCGAAAAATATTAATTCAATACAGACGGGATTGAATACAGTTCTCAGACTAATTGCCGCGTCCATTCTGACTAAATCTAATGTTAAGAGTCAGGATCCTATTTTTAATAAATACGTTGGTCTATCCAATCAGGACATTTCCGAAGAGATTGGTAACGTAATTAAAAGTTTGGATAATAAATTCTCAAATGGATCGTACGACAGGTCAAAATTGGGGGAAATTAACGTGACACCGATAGTTAGTTCATTGGAATCTCTTCCAAAAATTTCTTTAAATGATTTGAAGAAAGATGAGAATTATTTTCAAAGTGTTTATGGAAAAAAGATGGACCCGTTTTTTCAGTTTGTGGTAACTGAATATAAAAAACGTATAGGTACATTTCTCAAAGATGTTTCACCTGATAACTACACTCAACTCATGTCGTCAGTGGATCCAAAGGGTGTTATGTCGATCGGAAATTCAATCATCAAACATTTATCAGGTACCAAATATGGTCAGATGACCCCAACAACAAGTGCCACACGAACCACCACGAGAGGTGAGTATGAACTAGGTAAATAAGGGATTGCAAAACCTATCTTATTTCAGGTTTTCGTAGTTGTCATATGAGTAGAAGTACTCGGCTTGGCCTTCATTATTCAATACTACAACAGTGTCGTGGACTACCCTCAATGTGTCATTAATCCAAATTGGATTACTTTGTGTGGTATCAACTTCCGTTGACTTTGACTCAACAGAATCGTTTTGTTCACCACAAGAGAATAGAGTCAGGAGTGGAAATACGATCAAAAAGTTTTTCATGATGTTTTTAGTTCTTTTCATATTTCAAATATACAACAAAAAATTGAATTCTTCGTGGTATTTATAAAAAATATGAAACTATCTAAGTTTTTACTTGAGGACGATGAAAGACCTAACGGTAATGTGGAAGCCATTAAGGATTATTTGGATGGTAAAATATCTGCCGAAGATATTATTGATGAAATCCCTGAGATTATTGAAGTAAAAGGTAGGGGAGCTCTTTTGGAGTTTGACGAATATTGGGATTTATTTGATTTGGATGACAATACTAGATGGGTAGTAAATGCGGTCACTTCGAACAGGTATGCTCATGACTATTTCATTGATTACGACTCAATGAACACTGATTGGGAAGAAGGATGGGGTTTTAATTGGTTCACGACTCCTCAAAAGGAAAGGTTATTGAATTTGATGTCCAACATGATACCTGAAATAAAAAAAGGTGAATGTGATTTGGAGGGTGAATCACCTTGCTCAAAAAAAATTACAACTTTTTTGGATAATGAGTTTGGTCGGTATACCTCAGACATTGTTGATAGTGTGACTGAGGAAAGAAACCAAAAAATAGCGGAAGAAATAGAACAAGAATTATTCAAAGATTATTCAATCCCACTTCCAAGAAAGGTCTTACAGATGGTTCCAGTAAAAACAAGAGAAACTTTTTTGGTGAGTTTGGCACAATTGGCCAATTTCATTGAAACCTATGGAGTTGAAGTTAAAGATCAGAGTATTACTGATATTATTAAAGATGTAATTTATAAAGAAGGTCATCATCCAAACTATGAAGATGGTTTTTGGGACTATGGTCAAGACTGGGATGTGGAACCTGTTCGTAGGTATATTGATAGACTTTTGGACGCGGTTGAGGAAGACTTTGGAGGTAGGGATTTTACACCCGACCAAGAATATTATAAGTTATTACAAGATTTTGGGGTAACGCCAGGTTTGTGGAAAAAATTTCCTGAGGGAGGTCAATATGATTCATTTATGATTGAAAAGTTTGACAACGAAACTGAAAAAGTGGATGTTAGGGTCACAAGATCAGGTGATTGGAAAAGTGAAAGATTTAGATTACCAATTGACGATGTCAGAAATTTGTTGACAAATTATACGTTATTTTGATATCAACAAATATTTTCGTATCTTTGTTGAAAACTTATCAACATGAAAACGTATCTATTCTTTCAAATTATTGTAAATCAATCGGAAAATGAATGATTTTGAATTTTTGAAAGAACTGCTATCAGTTCGTACTGCGACTTATAATGAAGAACTTATGGTCCAATACATTTGTGATTGGTTGGACAAAGAGGGTATCCCTTATGTTGTTGATGAGATGATGAATGTTTATGCTACCAAGACCACGCAAGGGTATGAGGATAAACTTTACCCTTGTATGGTTGCACATACTGATACGGTTCACCATTTTGAAGATGAGATTATCGTTCATGAGGAAATATTACCAAATCGTCAGAAACAAGGAAAGTTGTCTCTGAAAGGGTACGATCCAAAAGGTAAACCTGTTGGTATTGGTGGTGATGATAAGTGTGGTGTATATGGTGCTTTGGTTTCACTCCGTGACCTACCCCACCTCAAAGCGGCATTCTTCGTTTCAGAAGAAACTGGATGTTGGGGATCTCGTAAGGCTAGTCCAGAGTTTTTCTCTGATGTTGCTTACGCAATTCAATTGGATGCCCCAAGTAATTACATGGTGACTGAAGTCTGTTCAGGTATTAGGTTATTTGATCGTAATTCGGAATTTTTCCGAATTGCTGATGAAGTTTTGACAGAAAAGTTTGCTCATCATGAATTTCAGATCCATCCTTACACGGATGTTTCACAATTGAAAATGAAATTTGATTTTTCCTGTATAAATTTTTCTTGTGGTTATTATAATTATCATACAATGCACGAGTATGTTGTTGTGGAGGATCTTCAAAATGCCATCCATACTGCACACGAGATGATAAACAGATTAGGATATACAAAACACGAATATGAACGTCAAGGATACCATCGGAGTTTACCCTGGGGCTCTGTCTGAGGAGTTATGTGATCGTCTCATAGAGGCTTTTCATCAGTACGAAGGTCACCACTACCAAGGAGTAACTGCAAGTGGTTTAGATAAGAGATTTAAGGACACCACCGATTTTGATTTGATGAAAGTCCCTGAACTTGAGGATTTGGTTGATCAGGTGGTAGAGGCTGCAAACGAAAAGATTGATTTGTACGTCCGTAGATACAGAACCACCGATGAGTTCAACACCCACGAATATCTATTCGGTAATGGTACTTACTACCCTGTTTGGCAATTACAGAGATACGAAAAAGGTGTTGGACACTTCAAATCTTTCCATACCGAGGGTGAATACAGTGAGTTCTACAACAGACTGTTCGCAGTTATGTTCTATCTGAATGATGTTGAAGAAGGTGGTGAGACGGAATTCCTACATCAGAGTTTGATGATCAAACCAACGAAGGGAACCTTTTTAGTTTGGCCGGCACCTTGGCCTTATGTTCACAGAGGTCATGTACCTTTGTCCAACGATAAATACATCTTAACAACTTGGTTATTGAGAGAAGATTAATTATTGAGGTCGTAAGACCTCTTTTTTTTGCCCAAATTTTTTTTGCCCATGAGTGAGAACGATATAATAAAAAGAATTGTTGAAATAGAATACGAACTATTTCTGTCCATCAGGAACGGACATAAAGCAACCGTTGGTGACCAATACCATGATAAAAGGGTTGAGGCTGCACTTTTACGTTGTTTGCTTTATGGTGAGGATTCAAAGTATTGTAAAAAATAAAAGGGGGTCAATTGACCCCCTTTCTTTTACTTGATAACCACTTTCTCATCTTCCACGGAGAGGGTGTAGGTTCCACCTTCTTTTACTGTGTCAGATAGGACGGATTCGGAAACCAAGTCCTCCACTTCGTCTTGAATTGCTCGTTTGATAGGTCGGGCACCGTACACTTCATCAAACCCTACTTTTGAGATGTGTTCTACGAGTTTATCATCAAAACTGAAGTTTAGTTTTAGATCACCAAGACGCTTCATCAACTTGTTGAGTTCAATGGATACAATCTTTTTCAGGGATTCTTGATCCAAAGAATTGAAGATGATGGTTTCGTCAATACGGTTGAGGAATTCAGGTGAGAAGTAATTCTTCATTTCCTTCTTCAGGATCTCCTTCTTCTGTTCCTCCGTTGAGTATGAAGAACCACCAAAACCGATACCAGTACCAAAGTCTTGAAGTTTCTTCACACCAATGTTGGAGGTCATGATAATGAGGGTGTTTTTGAAGTTGATCTTACGACCCAAAGAGTCAGTAAGATGACCTTCATCCAACATTTGAAGAAGGGTATGAAAGATCTCCTTATTTGCCTTTTCAACCTCGTCAAAAAGAACAACCGAGTATGGTTTGTTCTTCACCTGTTCGGTGAGTTGGCCACCCTCATCATAACCTACGTATCCCGGAGGCGCTCCAATCAAACGAGATACGGTGTGTTTTTCTTGGTATTCAGACATATCAACTCGGATCAAGTTGTCAGCTGAACCGAAGATCTGCTTGGCGAGTTGTTTTGCCAGGTGAGTCTTACCAACACCAGTTGAACCCAAGAAGATAAATGAACCAATTGGTTTGTTTGGATCCTTGATACCAAGACGGTTACGACGCATTGCCCGAGCGATTTTACTAACCGCATCGTCCTGACCAATAACCTCTTGTTTGAGAGATTCTTCCAAACCAACAAGTGCAGCCTTGTCATCAAGAGAGAGTTTGTTCACAGGGATTTTGGTCATGGATGCAACCACTGTGAGAACCAACTCAGGATCAATTGGTTTTTTGTTTTCGGCTTGTTCCTTTTCAAACTTAGCCTTTTCCTTCTCCAAACGTTCCAAGAGTTTCTTCTCCTTATCACGAATCTCAGCCGCTTGTTCGTAGTCTTGTTTCTTTACCACGTCCAACTTCTGTTGTTTGAGTTCAGCTGCTTTAGTCTTAAGGATCTCAATTGACTCGGGCATCTTCACCTCCACTTGACTACGAGCTCCGACTTCATCCAAGATGTCAAACGCTTTATCCGGAAACTCACGATCGGTGATGTAACGATCGGCAAGATTGACACACATCTCCAAGATCTCTTCGGTGTAGAGAACCTTGTGGAAATCTTCATAACGTGATTTGGATTGTTGAAGGATCAGTAAGGTTTCCTCCTTGGAAGGAGAATCAATACTTACCTTTTGGAATCGTCGCTCAAGTGCTCCGTCTTTTTCAAAATTGGTACGGTACTCATCAAGAGTGGTTGCACCAATACATTGGATTTCACCACGGGCGAGAGCTGGTTTGAAGATGTTGGATGCGTCCATAGAACCAGATGCGTTACCAGCACCTACGATCGTGTGGATTTCGTCAATAAAGACAATGATGTCTGGATTCTCAGACAGTTCCTCAATGATAACCTTCATACGTTCTTCAAATTGTCCACGGTACTTTGTACCAGCAACAATTGAGGTAAGGTCCAAAAGAACGATTCGTTTATCACGAAGATTTCGGGGACAATCGCCTTGTACGATTTTGTTGGCTAGCCCCTCCACGATAGCGGTCTTACCACTACCAGGTTCCCCCACGATAATGGGGTTATTCTTTTTCCTACGGGATAGGATTTGAGCAATACGATGGATTTCCATCTCACGTCCGATGACGGGATCAAGTTTACCCTCAGCGGCCATCTTGTTTAGGTCTTTGGAGAAGTTATCCAAGACTGGAGTACCACTTTGCTTTTGACGGGATTTTGCTCCCTTTTCGTTATCGTCCATAGATTCAATCATGTTATTACTGTTTTTGATTTACACCACAAATATACAATTATTTTTCCAAATACCAATATTGACAATATGACAGGTGATAATATTTTTGATTTGACATTTTGTCAGGATATACGGTGATTTTGGTATTGGCACATTATTTACTAATATTGGGACAAAGATAACAAATAAAAATCTAAAAAAGAAAAAAATATGTTTGGAAGAGGAGATTCTTTTGATGACTTGTTCAATGAACTAAACAATATGTTTGGTCGTAATAATCCGTTCGGTGGGCGATTTGGTATTCACGGAAAAAATAACGTAGAAAAAGGAAAAGATGAAAATGGTGAATGGAACAAAGAAACCTTCACATCTGATGATGGTAAAATTGTCATTACTAGTTTTGTTCGTACCTCAGGATTTGATGACGACATGCTGACCAGTATGTTCAAAAACAAAAAACAAAAAGATAGTGGTGTTGAAGGACTCAAGAAAGAACTTCAACGAGCAATTGAAAATGAAGATTACGAATTGGCAATTGCCATCCGTGATAAGATCAAACAACGAGAAAACTCTCAAGAAACAATTGACAAACTTGAAGCGGAACTCAAACAAGTAATTTCAGATCACAACTTTGAAAGAGCGATTGAGATCCGTGAAGAACTTAAAAAACTGAAGATGTAATTCAAAGCCCCCACCCAAAAGTGGGGGTTTTATTTTTCCGTAAAACTGAAACGGATTTTGGTTATAATCCGTAATAAAGTTTTTATTTGGAATTTCCACCTTATTTATTAAGAAAAATAGAATATGAAAAAACTATTATTTATTTTCGGAATTATGATGTCGTTTTTGACATCCGCTCAAACATCCAACGGTCACGCATCAAGATATGTTTTCTCTCCCTCGGGATTTGGTATTGAAAAAGATAGTGCGTACCTGAACGTTGTTGGACCCTTAATTGATTTTCAGTACGGTATAACTGATAAGGTTTCAATTGGTATTGGTACACCTTTATTCTTAGGTGTATATGGAACCGCATCATACCACACCCAAGTCACTGACAAAGTATTTGTAAAAACAGGATTGCTAGCTGGTGTACCAACGGTAGGTCGTGGGACGTTCCTTCTTCCCTTTGCGGTAGGAACCTACGGAAACCCTGACAACCAATTCAGTTTGGGGGTAGGATACTCAAGTTTCAACAGTGAAGACATTGAAATTAACGGAACCGCTCTGAACATCGGTGGGTATCACAAGATGGGAAGTAGAATAGGTTTTGTTTATGAGGTTTGGTATCTTCCTAACTCAGAAACTGCGATTGTAAGTCCCAACTTCAGAATCTACACAAACAGAGACAAAAGATATTGGAATTTTGGATTTGCCAACTTCTCCCAAAAAGTCTATGACTATGAATATCCGATTATTGGATATGATGAGTGGGGATACCCAATTTATGACTATGACAATCCAATCAAATTAGGTGTAAGTTGGGAACGATTAATTCTACCCACAATAACATTTGCAATGTATCTGTAAAACAAAACCCTCACCAAAAGTGGGGGTTTGTTGTATTTATATACTATGATACCACAACTGAAAAGATTTTTAACCCTGAAAAATTCTGATGTAAATTATATTTTACGTGAGTACATTAGAATGAGAAAAATGTTCATTGAAAACGGAATCAAAGATCGTCAGTTGGAACGTGGTGAAGGAATGACCCACAACATGTATATGCAAAGGGAGTTAATTATTTACGCCATAAAAAAAATCAAAAGTGATGCTCGTAGGTTTGGGCTCATTGGAGATGGTGGATTTGAAATTGATGATTACTTTACCAAATTATTGGGTAGAATTGATGAAAAAACCCCTTTGTAACATGGCTGTAAAATCACAAACAATAGACGGAACAAAAATTATCAACGAGATTGAATCATCAAACATCAATAGAACCGAATACGATACGGCAACTAAGAAGTTGATTGCAGAGTTCAAGAACGGTGCTAAGTACGAATATGAGAACGTACCTCACAACATTTATGCTGAGTTCAGAATGGCTGAATCACAAGGAAAATACTTCACCACGAAAATTTCCAAGGCATTCAAATACAACAAACTCCCTTAATTAATATCGGAGTATTTATAGTTTATGGACAAATACTCTGAAATATTGATGTCATTTGGTACGAAACCGACTCTAAATCCTAAGATTTGGAATGACGTTGATACTGATAACCCTGTCTTAAAGAATGGTATCCGTGTTGCTCTGTTGAGAATTGCGGGTGAATTCATGGATTTTTTGGGTGAGGATTTGTTTGTAGATGACATTAGATTTACAGGATCTTTGGCAAACTTCAACTGGTCTGAGTTCTCGGATATTGATCTACATTTGTATGTGGACTTTTCTCAGTTTGATCCGAAAGACAGAGCGGTATATAAGGAATTATTTCAACTAAAGAAAACTTTATTCAACACCACCCATAAAATAACCGTGAAAGGTTATGAGGTGGAACTCTACGCAGAGGACATCAACGAGACACACTTCTCAACAGGAGTATATTCAGTATTGTTTGATGAGTGGGTTCACAAACCCGAAAAGGAACAAGTAAAAATTGATAGAGAATTTTTGATCAAAAAAGTAAGTGGTGTTATGGATACTATTGATAATTTGATGGAGGATATCGTTGATGACGACTTGGATGTAGCCTTGGAGAAAATAGAAAAATTTAAGGACAAACTGAAAAAGTATAGGAGTTCAGGTTTGGAAAAAGATGGTGAATTTTCTTATGAAAATTTGGTATTCAAATTCTTAAGACGCAATCAATATATTGATAAATTATACGATTTCAAAAATAAACTGATGGATAAAAAGCTGTCTTTAGAAAATCAAGAGGTTGAATAAATAAAGATTTGGTAATATCCGTATATTTATAAAGAAAAAAATTATGGCAGTATTAAGTGCAGGAACATACAATTATGAGGATTGTATTAATTGTGGTGGATCAGTAACTACTGCTCCTTTGCCTCACCCCGTCTACTCAACAGCTCAAAATGAACCCGTTGTACAACTAACGGCCGTGGCTCTCGGTGGATTCAATGGGTTAAACAACTAAAATTATATTATCAAAATGGCTGACCTAAAACCTATCGGAAGTGAAAAATTACAAGGACAAGACAAGATCAATAGAATCCTTGAAATTGCTAGATACAAAGAAACTAGACCTTCTTCAATTAATGAAACATCACGTGTAGAGTTTGGAAAAACTTTGGCGGACGGAGTTCAATATGAAATTGTAAAAGAAAAACTTGGTTATATTATCAAGAAAAGAATTGATGAATCATTGGACTACATTGAGCCAATGAAGAACAGAAAATACTACAAGTCATATTCACAAGCACTAAAGAGAATGAATCTTTTGGCAGGTGAGTTGAACAGACTCAACGAAAACGAAGAGGAGGTGTCTATGTTCACTTTGGAAGAGCAAAAGAAATTTACATTGAAGCTTCCAAAACAAGAAGTACCAACTCCTGAACCAGCACCGGCACCTGCTCCTGAGGAAGCACCTGCTGATGACATGGAAATGGATATGGACATGAGTATGGATACCGAAGGTGGTGACGAAACCATGGACATGGATATGGAAATGGATACTGAAACACCTGATATGGGAGCTGAGGAAGAAGTTGACTTCAAAGTAATCCAAAAACTTACAGGTAAATTAGGTCAGAAAATTCGTACAATGAACGACGCTGTTGGTATGACATCTGAAGACATCAAATATGTTCTAAATTCAATTTTGTCAGCATTGGATTTGGAAAAATTAGATGATGAGGACAAAGAGGATATCATAGCGAAACTTGAAGAAGTTGAAACTGATTATGATTCAGACGAGTTAGATTTTGAAATGACTGGTGATGAAGAAATGGACATGGATATGACCTCAGATGAACCTGTTGAAGGTGAAATGGGTGAGCAAGACGACATGTATTTAGGAATTGGTGACCACGGTTTTTATGACCAAAATGATAGACAAATGAGAGACTTTGATTTTGATTACGACGAAGAAGAATATGATGACTTCAATGAATTCGTATCAAAATATCCAAATCAAAGATGGTTCCAAACAGACGGTGGTGAAGATTTACCATTTGACATGAGACCAACACCTAAATTTTGGGACTTATACAAAGAAAAATTCGGTGGACCATACAAACTTCGTAAGAGAAGAAAAAATGAAATGGGTGAAGGAGATCTTCGTGACAAATATGATGGAAGAGATAGTAAGGTAATTGGTGTTTACTCAAACATTAAAAACCAACGTAACGAAGAAATGAGCGAAGAAGAAAAAGCACATTCTTCAATCTCCAAGATTATGGACGGAATTTTCTCTGAATCAAAAGTAGACAAGGTTTTGGAAAAATACTTTGTAGTTTCTGAATCAGAAAAGAAAGAACCAAAAAAAGTATCAAAAAAATCTTTTGAAAAACTATCTGAAAGTGTTGAACAAAAATTGGCGGCTGAATTCATTGTAAGTGAAAATTCAGAAATCAAATTTCTTGGTAAGACAAACAAAGGTAATTTAGTTTTTGAACATAACGGAGAACAAATCAAAATATCTACCAAAGGTGAAGTGTTATGAGTTATCTTATCTATGTGAATGGGTTGGGCCCTAACTATAGAGGTGATAATATGTACGAATTCATTTTCGGTAAAGAACTTGATGTGTGGGGTGAGAATTGGGATGCAAAACCGTCAAACGGTTATCCTGAACCACCCCACATCAATTTTATAGAAAAGGTCGCAACTCTCAGAAATACCTCAGTTGATTTGGAATTGATTCAGAAATCTGATTATATGGGAATGACCGATGCCATGGAAGACATTATCGCTTTAGCTTGGGAGACCGATGATAGTTCTGAAAATAATGAAAGACTTGTTTTTAGATACGGAGATACCGAAGAAAAAGTAAAAGATAAATTGTACGCAAGGGACCTAATTTTAGAATTTGAAAAAAATACAGTTTATGAAAACTAAAAAAGAAACTAAGGAACAAATACCGACTACAACAACTCAGACCAAAACGGTAAAGACAACTAAGATACCTAGATCAGCGGCTGAAAAGGGTGTGTCAATTGATGGTCATACGGTGACATTGAAGGGTAATGAAATAATCATGACACAAACCGAGGCTGAGATGAAAGAGCAAGAAAATGTTACCGTGAAGGTAAAAAAAGGTTCGCCTGACGAAATTAAGTTACAACAAAAAGGAGCAACTTACCAAGTCTATGAAAAAGAAATGAAAGAGGGTGATGATGATCCACTGAATCCTTATGGGTCTGGTGAAACAACCCAACAACCACATCAGGTTGGTCCTGACACCAACGATGGTTTTGGTGTTGATCCTGGTAAAACACCAGGAATGTACCAAGATGGTATGGATGAGTCAGAAGATTTAGAAGAGAAAAAAGATGGTAAATACAACCCTTGGGCTGTGTGTACCAGTTCATTAGGTCTTGAAGGTAGAGACAGGGATACCTACTCTAAATCAGAAAAGAAAAAATATGAGAGATGTGTTATGGACGTAAAGAAATCCATGAAAGAGGGTAAAAACCCTGTACAAGCACTCTTGGAAAATACCTTGGGGGATATGGTAAAAAAACACCTTACTCCAAGAATGACAAAAAAAGATTTGATAAATACTTTGTCTGAACAAGGTATTATCCGTAAGGCACTCAAAACAGGATTGGCTGACAAACTAGTTGGGACTCAAAAAATGGACAAACCCATCGGAAAGCTTTATACTTTGACAAAAAAAGAAGCAATGGAACAGGCACCCACTACAGCACCACCCAAAGTAAAACCCGGTACAAAGCCTGGTACAAGTGATCCTTTCAAGAATCCAAAACACAAACCAAAACCAAAGGCTGGTAAAAATATGGTTGATGATAATCCTAAAGCACCTGTAACCAAAATCCCTGATTACATCACTTTTGATCAATTGGGAATCACTTTTGAAAACAAGAAATAATGAAAAAAAATCTACAGGAACAAGACCCTCAAAACAGAGGTGAGTTTGAAAAACAAACCAAAGGAATGTCATCCGACATCAAAAGGAAAATGGAAAAGGGTGAGACACCACTTTCCAAAAATCCTGCATTTCCCGATATAAAATCGGAGGATATTCCTGTTTCGTTTGAAGAAAAAATTGCTTCAAAAAGATTCAAAGATGTTGTAGAAAAAGTTAAGAGATACACCGGTCAAGAAGACATTACTAGTCAAAACGCCCTCGGAGGTTTACAAATGGCTATGATGGGTGCAGTCAGAGACGTTTTTGGTATTCAACGTGAAAACAAAGAATACTTAGAAAATTTGGCGGTTGATTTAGTTCGTAAGGAAATGGGTGTAAGACCTGATCAAGTTCAGTATGATGCTAAGTTAGTCGGTATGGGAGAAATTGGTATGGAAGGTTTTTCCAAACAAGGTGAAGAACCTGAGCAAGAAGAAATTGAACAAAATTTCCAACAACAAGAAGAAGACATTGAAGATTTTATTACAGCTTTTGAAAGATATGACATTGAGAAGGCTAAAAGACGATTTATAAACGCTTTGATACAAGGATCCTCCAAGAAAGGACATTACATGTTTGAATTGGTAAGGGATGAATTAGACAGATTGGATCCACGTTTATTGAACCTATATGGAGTTCTTATGTCTGTGAATGATTTATTGTATTGGGTTCTTCCTGATCAGGTTATGGATAGTATGATGGGTCAAGGAGGAATTGCAGGTAAAGAAGAAGTTGATGTTGAAACTGATCCACCTACAGTAAAAGCTCGTGGAGTATTCTTTCCTGTACTTGTTCACGAATTGATTAAAGGCACAATGGAAATTCTTGGAACCCAAGGATTACCTGATGATCCAAAACAAGCCGAAATGGTTATGGCGTCAACAGATACTTTGGCAAATGAAATTTGGGATTTGAGACTTGGACCTGTTTTGTGGGAAAAGTTTATTGAAGCTTATCCTGAGAAATTATTTGATGAAGATAAACGATGGATACAGAACTACCTATTTGCTCGTTTTTCGGCACTCACTGCCGAAGAATTTTTCAAATTAGCAAAGGCAATTCTTAGAGGTGATGCTAAGGCGACCCAAATCTTAGATAGAATGGTTACAGATATTGTGGACCATTTGAAGGAAACTCATGATGATGAAGATTATGGTTCTGAAGAACCTGATTCAGATAGTGATTCACCTGATGACGACGATATGGGTGATTTGGATGACTTTTTAGGTAGTTTGGGTATCAGTAGATCCTAAACTACTTTATGGGTTTAAGTAAAGAACAATTACTATTAGAATACTCAAAGTGTATGGCCAGTACGGCTTATGCTTTGAGAACTTATTTGCAGACATACGACAACACACAGTCAAGATATGTTCCTTTAGAACTGTTCCCTGACCAAGTACGTTTGGTTGAAGACTATGATTCTCATAACGAAAACATTGCTCTGAAATATAGACAGGCGGGTGTATCAACAGTAACCGCTGCTTGGGCGAGTAAAAAACTTGTTTTTGCAAGAAAAAACAAACCTGAAAAGGTTCTGATAATTGCGAACAAACAAGATACCTCAATTGAATTTGCAAATAAAATACGTGAATTTACACTTCAGTGGCCTGAGTGGGTTGGAGTTGGTTTTTCACCAGACAAAAACGCTGCCAAACATTACAAACTAACAAATGGTTGTGAGGTAAAGGCGGTTGCGACTTCTAAAGACGCACTCCGTGGTTATACCCCCACCATTCTTATCTTTGACGAGGCGGCCTTTATTGACGCCGACAGTGATTTTTGGGCTGCCTGTATGGCGTCTCTATCTACGGGTGGTAAAGTAATTGTAATTTCCACCCCCAACGGATACGATCCAATTTATTACGAAATTTACGATCAAGCCCTTCGTGGTATGAACGACTTCAAGATTACCGAGATGTATTGGTATCGTGATCCTCGTTATACCAAAGATTTGTATTTGGTAAAAACCAAAGATATTATCCATTATTTCTTGAATCGTGATGAATATGATGACAAAGAAGTTGTTATAGATTATTCGGGAACGGATCCGTTTGAGCGAAATTTTGAGGAAATAGTATCCAAGTTCCAAGAGGGTTATAAGCCGTCATCTTCGTGGTTTGAAGCGATGGTGAAAAAACTAAAGTACGACAAGAGAAAGGTTGCTCAGGAATTGGAGTGTAATTTCTTGGGATCAGGTGATAATGTATTTGATTCTAATTTGATTCAGACAATAACCGAAAATACCATCAAAGACCCTATCAGTAAAATGATGGGTGGAACTTTTTGGATATGGAAGGAACCTGAGATGGGTCACAAATATATTATGGGTGTTGACGTTTCAAGGGGTGACTCTGAAGACTACTCCACCATCCAAATTTATGATTTTGATGAAAGAGAACAAGTAGCCGAATATTTGGGTAAAGTTCCACCTGATGTCTTGGCCGAAATTGCATTCAAATGGGGTACGATGTATTCAGCATTTATTGTGATTGATATCACGGGAGGTATGGGTGTTGCCACTTCAAGAAAACTCCAAGAATTGGGTTACAAAGATTTGTATGTTGAGGGTGTTGAGTATGGTAATAAATGGAAGTACGATCCTAAATTACTTGAAAAGATTCCTGGTTTGAACTTCAGCCAAAAAAGGGTTCAAATTGTTGCTGCTTATGAGGAAGCACTTAGACACGGACTCAAGGTTAGATCTAACCGTTTGTTGAATGAAATGAATACATTTGTTTATATCAACGGTAGACCAGACCATATGAAGGGTCAACACGACGATTTGATTATGGCAATTGCCATGGCGGTTTATGTTGGAGAATCTTCATTCTCACAACTCACAAAGGTAAATGAACAAGCAAAAACAATGCTTGAATCATGGCAAGTAGAGAGTTATCAAGCCCCCACCCAACAGTTTTTCAATCCACAAGTTCCAAACAAAATGTTTGATAATAACCCTGTCTATAGAAATCAACCAACTAAAAGGGATTATCAAGACTATTTATGGGTATTCGGAGGAATAAGGCGTTGATAAAAAATGCAGATGAATTAATATTGTAACATGGCGGAGCAAGATAAGAACTTAACAATATGGCAGAGGTTATCCCAAACCTTTGGACCTAACTCATTATTGGGTCAGGATGTACCTACGTACAAATACGACAAAAAGGAATTACTCAGAACCACTGATAAGGCTGAGTATGAACGTGAAAAATTACAAGCCCGACAAACATCTTATATCACCCAACAATGGGCTAAGATTGAGAATAACTTATATTCACAGGCTGTTTATTATGAACCAACCCGACTCGCTTCTTACTATGACTATGAGTCTATGGAATATACTCCTGAGATCTCTGCAGCGTTGGATACCTATGCTGAGGAATCTACAACGGTAGATGAGAACGGGTACATGTTACAAATCTATTCTGACTCCCCGAGAATCAAATCCATATTGGGTGATCTCTTCAATAATGCCTTGGACATCAATACCAACTTACCGATGTGGACAAGAAACACCGCCAAGTACGGTGATAACTTTGTCTTCTTGAAATTAGATCCTGAGAAGGGGGTCGTTGGTTGTCTTCAATTACCAAACATTGAAATTGAAAGAATTGAGGTTGGTATGAGAGGTAGAGCTACCTCAGGTGCTGCTCTTGCTGGAACAAGTGACAAAGTTTCAAGTCTTACCTTCACATGGAAAAACAAACAACTTGATTTCAAGAGTTGGGAAATAGCTCACTTCAGATTGTTGGGTGACGACAGAAAACTTCCTTATGGTACTTCCATGTTGGAAAAAGCAAGAAGGATTTGGAAACAGTTGGTATTGGGTGAGGACGCCATGTTGGTGTATCGTGTATCAAGAGCTCCTGAGAGACGTGTATTCAAGGTTTACGTGGGTAACATGGATGACGGTGATATCCAACCATACGTACAAAGATTTGCGGCTCAGTTCAAGAAGGATATGGTTACAGATCCGGCAACAGGTAACGTTGACATGAGATTCAACCAAATGGCTGTGGACCAAGACTTCTTTATTCCAGTTCGTGACCCATCGGCTCCGAACCCTATTGAAACACTACAAGGTGCACAGAATCTATCTGAGATTGCTGATATTGAATACATTCAGAAAAAATTATTGACCGCTCTGAGAATACCAAAAGCATTCCTTGGTTTTGAAGAGGTTGTTGGTGATGGAAGAAACTTGTCTCTACAAGACATTCGTTTTGCTCGTACAATCAACCGTATTCAGAAATCTATGATTGCTGAACTAAACAAGATTGCTATCATTCACTTATTCCTACTTGGATTTGAAGATGAATTAGGATCATTCCAATTGAGTTTGACAAACCCTTCTAAACAAGCTGATTTGTTGACAATTGACGTTTGGAAAGAAAAAATGTTGTTGTACAAAGATGCGGTGATGCCGATTGAGGGAATTGCTCCTGTATCACAATCATGGGCTAAGAAACACATCTTAGGATTCTCTGATGAAGAAATCAAACTTGATCTACAACAACAGAGAATTGAAAAAGCGGTTGCTACTGAAATTCAGAATACTCCTAACGTTATTACTAAGACTGGTCTATTTGATAACGTTGATAACCTATACGGTGGTGGAGTTGTTGCAACTGGTGAGACGGAAACCACTGAATTCGGAACCGAGGGTGGTGAGTTTGGAGCTCCTGAGGCAACAGCGTTAGAGACACCTGGTGGGGAAGTACCACCGGCTGAGGTAACTCCTGAGAGTAGAACCAAGAAAATGAATATCATTTTAGAGAGTGGTGAATCAACAGGTATTGACGAATTAGATTTGGAAAAAGGTAGACGTTCGTTAGGTGAAATGGAGAAAGTATTGGGCAATTTGATAAACTAATATATTTATAGAAAAATATATCAAATGAAGTTCGGAGAAATTTTATCAAAAATTGAGTCAAAGTTGGTATCATCATACGTGAATGGTACCATGAAAGAAGATATGGCAAGCTTCAAAAAATTTGTTTTGGAGAACAAGACCATTAGTAACTTGACACACCTTTATAATCAACTTGAAACCAAACAAGGTTTGGATAAGGAAACCGCCGAACTATACATTACTGAGTCTATAAGACAAATTGAGAAATTTTTGCCAAACTTAGATTCATCTAAGATTGAGAGTTGGACTAAAGATATTGTTGCTGAAAACAAGTATCAGAATATTGATAACTTGGTTTACACAAAACCAACAACAATTTTGGAGACTGTGGAAAGTAGAAAAAAGATTATGAATTCTTTGATTGAAAAACCACAAGTACAAGAGTCAATCAATCTACCTATTGAATCTATCTTCAAAATTGCAGGAAAACAATTAGAAAATTACATTGAAACTTTGGATGAATCTTCTAAGACAGATTTGGCTAAAGTTCTTATGACGGAAGATACCCAATTGGAGGTAGAATATAAGGAACTTAAAGACAAGACAATTTCATCTCTCAATTTGATTGAAAGTGGGGATGAAATTACTAAAACAAAACTCCAAGAGACTATCAACCAAATACAGAAAGATGAATACAGTAAAATAAATTACGTTCGTCTTTTTGCTCTCTACAACAACATTCAGTAAGATTCGGAATCTTTTTTGGTCTGAACGTATTTTGCGTTATTGATCTGAGTTCTTCTTGTAACAGACTTCTTCTGAAACTCTTTTCTGCTTCTTAGAATATCCAATTGTTTTGTCTTAATAACTTTACCTTTGAGCACTTTGAGTGCTTTTTCAATATTGTTATTTTTGACTTCTACTATTAGCATATAACAATAAATAATACAAATGTTGATAAAATTTGACATGAGGTCAAATACGTGATATATTTTTATCATCAATAAACATTTTGTATGTCAACTAATATATGAAAAAAGGCAAAACCTCACGAATCATTGGATTCCCTGAGGCCAAAATTAACTACGGCACAGTAGATGCCAAAACACTCAAATCAATCTATCTAAACATCCAAAGTTGGGTAACACCAAAACAAGAATTTACAAACCCTGATAGAGTTGTTTCAGATTTTAGCAAATCTATAAAAAACTCTGTCTATGAGATGATTGATTTGGGAATCTTCAAATCAAATTATATTGTAGATCTTGATCTAAGAACAAGTGGAATTACCTACGGGAAAAAAAGTTTTATGAACTTGGAAATTACTTTTTTCCTTAGTTGTGAGATTGATTTCAAAGACCCCAAAATTAAACTTTCTCTCAAGAGAATCTGTCGGGAAATCTACAACAAGAACTTTATGCAAAACCCCAATTTTGAGTTTACGGTTTCAAAAAAAGTAAAAGAACTATAATCAGTATATTTATATCTAAAAGATATCTATATGCGAATTTTAGGTCCAAGTGAAACTGGTAAGGGTATACTCATAGAAATGGATGCGGGACACATCTCCCCAAACGATGATTTCAACAAAAAAATTATTGAAGAATCCCACAAAACAATGTTGGATTATTCAAAACCATTTGAGTTTTATGCCGTACTTCAGAAGTATAATACACCAAACAGAAATGGTCGTGTATATCCCGAGAGAATCCTCAAGAGAGAAGCCGAGAACTACAAAAAGATGATTGATAAGGGTGTTGCTCTATCTGAGCTAAATCACCCTGAATCGTCTCTAATTGATTTGGACCGTGTATCCCACGCCATCACAGAGATATGGTGGGACGGACACATTCTAATGGGTAAACTCAAACTTCTGACATCTCCTGGCTTCCACGAAAGAGGAGTTGTATCAACAAAGGGTGACCAAGCGGCAAACCTACTTCGTCAAGGTGTAACCTTAGGTATTTCATCACGTGGTGTAGGATCCCTAAAAAAGGTCGGAGAACAAAACGAAGTACAAGATGATTTTGAACTTATCTGTTTTGACTTGGTATCATCTCCATCTACTCCAGGCGCTTACCTATTTACCGATGTGAAAGACAGAAACAACTTTGAGGAGAACTTGGAGGAAGAAAAAATGTCAAGAATGTCCTCTACGAGTACAGAAACAGGAAAAGGAATGAACCGCTCTATTGACTTATTACAAAAACTTAACCATTATTTGGGAAAATAATTTTTACACACCATGGAAGAGAAGTATTTCGTAGCTAAGATCATGTATGATCTCCCTGATGAGAATTCAGGTAAAATTAAGAAAATCAGAGAAGAAAAACTCGTTAGAGGTTACAACGTGACCGATATTGAGGCCAAAGTTACCAAAAGGTACGAAGGATTTCCCCACGATTGGAGAATCACTTCAGTCTTTGAAAGTAAGATTGATGAAGTAGTAGAAAAGTAATTTTTACAATAACTCAAATGAATCCCCCATCAAAAGTGGGGGATTTTTCATTTAATTTCGGTTCTAACCACTAAAAAAATAACTTTTTTCTTTTTGGATATATTTATAGTGTAAAAATAATCATTTTAACAAATGGCAGAAAACAAATCTCTAGTAGAAGAAGCACTACTCCAAATGAAAAATTTGGAACAAGTAGTAGCGGAGAATGCAAAAGGAATACTTGCTTCAACAATGAAGGAAGAAATCTCTGAACTAGTAAAAGAGTCTCTAAAGGAGGCTGAACACGCTGAGGAAATGGATGAGCAAGAAGAAGATATCTTAGCTTTAGACATGGACTCGGAGGAATCTGACGAAGAAGGTGATGAAATGGAAATGGATTCCGAAGAGGATGAAATGGAAATGGACTTCGATTCTGAGGAAGAAGATGAACTACCTATTGATCTTACAGGAGCATCTGATGAGGAGATCTTGAAAGTCTTCAAAGCGATGAGTGATGAAGACGGAATTATCGTAAAACAAGACCATGATCAAGTTCATATCGAAGATGAAGATGCGGACGTGGAATATATCATTCAAATGGAAGGCGAAGAAGAGGAAGACTCTATGGCTGAAGAAATGGATGAGCAAATGGACATGGACGTTGATGTAGAAGAAGATGAGATCTCTGACGAAGAATTGGATGCAATGATTGCAGACATCTTCAATGAATCTGAGCATTCAGAAATGGATGAAGAAATGGATGAGGTAGTTTACGAAATCGAAATGGACGAACAGGAAGAAGAGGATGAAGAGGAAGAAATCGACGAGATGACTGAATCTAAAATGACTATTAAACCAGTTATGGGTCACACCAAACCAGCTAAACTAACAACTAAAGCAGAAACCAAAGAAGGTGCTATTGAACCAAAAGGAAATGCTAAGGGAGTTGGTATGAACCTAAAACCAAAGAAATTCGAATTTACCGAAGAAGAAATGGAAGAGGCTAAGAAGAAGCAGGGTTATGATGACCGTGAAGACGAAAGAGAAGCTATGAAGCACGGAAAGATTGCTAAGAAGGACTTAAAAACTACAAAGGCAAGAAGAGACGATGCTGGTTTTGAAACTCGTAAGAAGGGTGAACATAAAGAAGCTGCGAGAACTTACGGAATGGGTTCTAAAGAAGGTCGTGGTTTGAGAAAAGGTATCACTAATAATCGTAACTACGTTTATGGTGATAACGGAGTCAAAGTTGAATCTATCAATAATGAAGTCCAAAGATTGAGAGAGAAAAACGAAGAATATCGTAAGGCTCTTAACGTGTTCAGAGAAAAATTGAATGAAGTTGCAGTGTTCAATTCCAATTTAGCATACGCTACAAGATTGTTTACAGAACATACAACTACGAAGCAAGAGAAAATTAACATACTTAGAAGATTTGACGATGTTGAATCTTTGAAGGAGTCAAAGTCTCTTTACAATTCTATCAAGAATGAACTAAACAACACGACTCAGAATGTTGTGACTGAATCAGTAAGTAAGATTGAAAAATCACCAGCTTCAGGTTCAGCTCAGAATTTGATTGAGTCAAAAACGTATGAGAATCCTCAGTTCTTGAGAATGAAGGATATCATGCAAAAAATCAATAAATAAAACCTAAAAAAAATATATTAAAATGGGTGCATTATTAGAAAGTGGTCTTGTTGGTAACATCGGCATGAAGCATTTGAAAGTTATCAAAGAAGACACAATCAACAAATGGGACAAA